TGGTATATCGATGGACAAATATCACCGATGGCGAAAGGCTTTAAACTTAGGCTATTACGAAAAACCCACACCAATGTACCCAAAAGCAATCCGTTCTAATGACCTACCTACCACAGAACAAACTGGCCAAGTGGCGTGAAGCTAACAAGCCGAGTCGATGCCCGATACTGAATGATCGAAAGTCCGACTGGGTTGTGGATCACTGCCATAAAACAGGTATGGTTCGGGGCGTAATCTCACGAGTCGGGAACTCATTGATCGGAAAGATCGAGAACTTCCTTGTCAGTCGGGGTGGCCAGAAACCAGAAAACTTCCCTAGGATTCTTCGCAACATCGCTGATTACTTGGAGAGGGAAAACATGGATGTGCTTCACCCTGTGGGACTTACACAATTAACAAAAAGGTTTAAAAATAACTTGACAGCAGGTGAACAGCACGCTGTACTACTTGACCTAGGAGCGGATGAGGAAGTACTCGAAACGTGTACTAACTCTAAGCACCGAGAGTCATACTTCAGAACACTAACCAAACAAAAATATGAGTCATAACATAAGACAAAAACTACAGGGAATCCAGTCATCCCTCAAAGCTCCAAAGGGGCAGACTAATAAATTCGGGGGGTACAAGTACCGCTCTTGTGAGGACATCCTTACTGCACTAAAACCTCTGCTCGCTGAGTGGGGTTGCTCGTTGACTATCTCAGATGAGATCGTTGAGTTAGGAGTAGATAGCAGGGTCTACGTCAAGGCTGAGGCAAACCTATTGGATAATGATTCCGATGGTTTTGTCTACGCATCAGGCTACGCTCGTGAAGCAGCATCCAAGAAGGGTATGGACGAGGCACAGATCACTGGCTCCGCTAGTTCCTATGCTCGTAAGTACGCACTCAATGGTCTCTTTGCTATTGACGATACGAAAGATCCCGATGCGACCAACGACCACGGCAAGAGTGTTAAGGCTACATCTAACCAAGGATTCTAATTATGTTTGCTAAAAATAAAGATATACTCGCTATTCAAGATGCCATCGACGACCTAGAGCATGATGCATCAGAGAATCACAACGAACTCGTTGAAACCTGTAACCATAATATGGATCAAGTGAAGAACGCATTTGCCAAATCGGTGTTCAACATCGAAGATCTTCGGGTTGACATCAACGAGATGCAAGAACAGTTTGATATTCTTTGCCAGCACTTAGGTGTCAGCATTGAGTACCAAGGTGAACAGCGTACATACGTTATCACTACAGTAGAAGAAAACAACAACAATAATAACTAACCATAAATAATATGCCAGAATACGACAATACGAACAGCGGCACGTTCTTCGTGAATGACCGCAAGGAAAAGGAAACGCACCCTGACTACACAGGGAAGATAGATGTGGAGGGTGTCCAGTACTACCTCAAGGGTTGGAAGAAGACCGCCAAGAGTGGCGTTAACTTCTTGTCCCTAGCACTTGACCCCGTTGACAAAGGGGCATCAGGAGCTGGTTCCCCTAAGCAGCCTTCGTCGCCTACCATTGACTCTGACCCATTTTAAGTATGAGTGACTTCGACAAGGACTGGTGGGAAACTTTTAGATCGCTGGAGATCCAGCATATCTTGGAGCTTACCGCTGGAAAAAACCGTGACTACACTGGTGGTGACACTTGCGACAACCCCTTCGCTAACTTCGATGCCAGCACGGATTTCGGAGTACAACCACTTACGGGCATCTGCATTCGTATGCAGGATAAATTCCAGAGAGCTAAGGCTTTCTGTGCTGATGGCTCCCTCTCGATTAACTCCGATGGGGATAAAGCCAAAGATATTTTTCGGGATCTCATTGGTTACTCGTTGATAGCCATAGGGATGCTGGAAAGACAAGGGTAAATAGAATCAACAATGATAGAATGCTTGGCCTTCGCAATACGGCGGGGGTCAAGTATTTTTATCTAATAACACAACTAAATGAACCATATATTAAAGGACGCAGCAGAAGTTTCACTAACAATCCTCAACGAGATGGATGGCTATAGATTGCCACAGGACATGAGGGTGAAGCACAAAGCACTTGACCAGTGCCTTCGTTCTATGATAGAGATACTTGAAAATGAATCAAACAAAAACACCGCACAATGTTGAAGCAGAAGAAAGACTAGTCGCATCATGCGTACTCCCAGGGGATACATCGGTACTGGATTCAGTATCATCTATCGTATCGCCTGATGATTTTTATACCTTAAGGGGTAGGTTACTATACAAGGCCGTCACGGAACTTGCCAACGAAGGCAAGCCCTTTGACGAGGTTTCGCTTGTAGAGGCTCTGAAGGGGTCAAATTCGCTGGATGAGGTCGGGGGCTATCAGGGTATCACGTCCGTCATGGACGGGGCTACAACGGAGTCACAGGCCATCTACTACGCAAAGCTCATATCAGAGAAGGCGAAGCTTCGTTCGCTTATAAGGGAGTGCAGGATAGCACAGGAGAACGCTGAGTCCGAGGAAGTGGACTTCAAGGACATCCGATCCACGCTGGAGGGAAACATCCTTGAGATTGATTCAGGCGAAGAGGTTGGAGAGACTATCGACGGGGCTGTTGATGAGATCCTTGACGACATCCAGAGGATGAAGGCGGGTGAGTTCAACCCCGATGTAGTGCATACTAATCTCGGCAGGCTGGACGCAATGCTTGGTAGTGGTGGTATCGCCGCTGGGGAGGTTCTTACACTAGCAGCACCTACCTCCTGCGGTAAGTCAGCACTTGCACTGTACATAGCGGCCAAGACAATGACCATTGAGAATACGCCCACCGCTTACTTCTCTTTTGAGATGCCACGTAAGCAACTGATGAAGCGTATGATACAGTCAATGTCAGGCGTTAATATCCGTAACATCCAAGAGGGTACAGCTACGGACGTTAACACTAAGTCATTCGAGGAAGCCTCAGCTAGAGCAAAGGACTTACCTTTGATGACATCGCACAACGTCAGGAACGCCGAGGATCTAGCCAGTCAATGCAGGTATTTTGTCCGAAAGAAGGGGGTCAAGCTAGTCGTCATTGATTACTTACAGCTAATCCCTTTTAGCTCCAAGATGGGCAAGGCTGAGGGTATCGCTGATATATCCCACAAGATCAAGCAGATGGCCATTGAACTGAACGTATCAGTAATCCTATTGGCTCAGGTGAACCGTGAAGGAGCCAAGCGTGAGGGTGGCCTCAGCCTGTATGACCTCAAGGACTCAGGTGATATTGAGAACGATGCTGATGTTGTTTTACTGATGTGGCCACACAAGGGTGATGTTGAGGCCAGCAAGGATAAGGACTACAAGGGTTCTTACACTGGCCTATTCTACAAGATAGCGAAGAACCGTGAGGGTGAAAGGGATGTTGGGGATTACTTCAAGTTCTATCACTGCACAGGGAGGTTCGAGTAATGAACAAGCACTGTAGGGACTGCGGCGAAGAGAAGCCATCGACCGAGTTCTACAAATGCGGACTCGGTATGAAACAGTTAAGGCTGATGTGCAAGACATGCTTCAACAAGCAGCAAGGACTTAGGCTTAACAGCATGATAGAGAGGCACTTTGGTGGTTTTGTTTGTTCCGAGTGCAAGTTCACGGGAGTCCCTAGTCAGTTCGATTGTCACCACATTGACCCAGCTACTAAGTCAAGGGGCATATCAAAGATGAGGAACTACTCAGAGAAGAAGATAAATGAGGAACTAGATAAGTGCGAACTCCTCTGTGCTAACTGCCATCGTTTGAAATAATTACTTGACAAATCGGAAACCCCCTACAAGATACTGAGCATGAACAACGAGAACTTAGAGCGTTTACAAACACAGATTGAAATGATCCGTTCTGAATCCAGAATCCTTTCGTACCGTATTGATCGAATGACGGAACAACGGAAGATCCTTCAGGACGAGAAGCGGAAGCTCAAGGCTCAGTTAGATAACCTTTAGTGTATAATGATTTCGAGGTAAGCCAATGAAGTAATTCTTGGCAGGTGGCAGTGGTGTTACGCCCCCTATTTAATCCCTCGATGGTTAGGATAGCCTCGTCCCTTGTATGTGGGGGACGGGGCTTTTTTATTGGGCAGCCTTAAGCTGTACAATCTGTTTGATAAGATTCAATGAACGAGCGTTGATACGCTTCTGGCCGATCTCCTGTTCAAGCATCCTGTTACCTAACTCACGAGGTAGTCGGCTGTATATATCAGCGTACCGTTTTACTCTATCCAAGGTTGGCCCCTTCACACCTACAGCTATAGCCATATTAGGAATCAGCCCACGCATAGTGGCATTCACTTCTACGTTAGAAGCACCACCCTTTTTGAGTAACTTCTCTATCTCATCATTGGACTTACCGAGGGTTCGGAGATTGTTTACGTGCTTAACCATCTCAGCCATATTCGCCCTGTACACATCGTTGAATTTATTGTACTGAGCAGCTACATTGGCGTTCTCGTCAAACAGAGAACCTGAGTAACCTGATCGAAGTGACTTAACATTGTCCCGTATGTCGCGGAACTTGAAGCCTACGCCGCTATCAATCGTAGTATTGAACTTACGCTCACCGAGTAAGTATCTAGCACCCTGTTCGGAGGGTGTTCTTTCGTCCCACTTCTGTATATCATTAATGAGTCCAGGCTTGAATGTTTTTCCAACATAGTAAGTCGCTCGATCAACGATACCATCAAGAAATCTTGGGTCAGAAGTAATCGGACGACCTGTGTCTGGGTCCCTGTTTTGTATAGCATTGATGGCGTTCCTCATGTTCATCTGACCCTCGCCAAACATTTTGTCGCCGACAGCTTGAAAGAAATTACCCGCACTTTCCGAGAGGTCCTCTCCACGAAGACCTGCCTCAAATGCTGAAGTTAATTCAGCCACAGGCATCCTGTAACTCATGTTAGTCAATCCAATCTTATCACCGTCACGGCTAAAGATCAGTGCCGTGCTGTCATCCCAATCAGGAGCAACTGTCTCACGGATAGCCTTCTGCTGTTCTGAATCAAATCCTCTGCGACTATTATAGATAGCTATTGCACTAGAGGCCGCACCAAGTGCTGCCGAAAGAGCAGTCACTCGCTTCATGCCCTCACGCCTAGCAGCTTTAGCTTCAATCTTAACCCCGTACTTCTGCTGCATATTACGAGCAAAAGATCCGTCAATCATTGACTTAGCTAACTTAGCTTGGTTAAACGTGGTACGCATCAACTCAAGATTGAACGAGACGAACTCATTAAGTACACCGATACGAGACAGGAACCGAAGGTTCGGATTGATTCTATCGTAGTTCTGGTACGTTGAGTTAGTCAACTCAGCGGCCATTCTATCGAACTGCTCTGGAGATAACTTCTTCTCTATGTTGGAGGACATCTTCCTGAGTTGCTTCTTGTAGTTCTCGAACACCGATATACGG